ATTGTAGTAAGGTTCACCTAAGACTGGGATGCCAGTAATAACATTACCTAATAGGAAGTAGTGGTCGCCTATTATGACAGTACGACCTACTTCTGGTATTCCTGTTGTAAGATCAGGAGTAATAAGTACAACGTTGTATACCATGACAGTATCATCTACTGTTGGAACTCCAGTTGTTAAGTCTCCAGTAGAAAGTGTCTCTTCTTCTGACATTGATATATCAGGTACACTTACAGCACCAGTATTCAAGTCCCCAGTAGAAATTATGTGATCTTGGTTTATTACAGAACTATCAAGTATAGGAGGTGCAGTATTTAAGTTTGCTACCTGTATTATGTGTTCTTGTAGTATTGCAACACTAGGAGTTTCTGGTGTATCTACAATTATAGGTCTAGCAACAAACGTTTCTTCTTCTTGCATAGTCACAGAAGGTATACTTAAATTACCAGTATCTAGATCTCCAGCATTAAGAGTTTGACCTTGATTTACTACAGCAACACTAACGTCAGGGTTACCTGTACTTACATCCCCAGTAGAAAATGTTTCGTCTTCTTGCATTGTAGCAGAAGGTAGATCTATTCCTGTATCTAAGTTAGGAGTAGAAAGTACATTACCTTCTGTTATGTCTGCACTGTCAGTATTTGGAGTGTCAGTAATTATATTTACAGCAGAGAACGTTTCATCTTCTGACATAGCTAAGTTGTCAATGACTACCGCGCCAGTATCTAAGTCTCCTGTATTTAATGTCTGCCCTTGATTTATAGAAGCAGTATCTAGATCTGGACTACCAGTGGAAATAGAAGTTGCTGTGAGATCGTACCTAAGTAAGGCAGTAGCATTACCTAAGACTGGACTTCCTGTACTTATATTTGTAGCAGTAAACGTTTCGTCTTCTTGTAGTAGTGCAGTATCAAGGTTAGGATTACCTGTACTAATATCCCCAGTAGAAAGTGTCTTACCTGAGTTCTTACTAGGTTGTCCTAAGACTGGACTTCCTGTAGTTATAAATAACGCACCTAAAGTCTCATCTTCTTGGAATGTAGTATTAGCTACACTTACAGCACTAGTAGTAATGGCACTAGCTGTTAAATCGTATTCTTCGCTCCCCATACCTGCAAAGGTAGCGGATGCAAAAGGGCTAGTACCAAACATTTATTGCTCCTAGTTCTCGTCACCCACATAACGGGATGTCCACATAGTTAATGAATATTTAACCCCAGACTTTAGCTCATCGACATAATGACCATGAGTAACTTGACTAGGGAAGAGTATACAACTTCCAACGGGTACATCTAGGTTTGTAAAGTCCTGACGTGGGAAATAGAGTGTAGCACCTTCATAGTTGTCGTTTAATTTAACGCTACCAGTTATAAGAGATGCGTCTGTGTGTAATCCTAGAGACTTCTGTGTGTCCATAGCGTAGCGCATAGTAAAGGCATCACGTAATCCCATATACTCTACAGGCTTCCAATGTTTTTCACATATCTTAAATAGTCTATCTCTCCAGAGAATTTCATACTCTTTCCACAGACCTAACTTCTTAAGCCTTATCTCTTGCGCTGGAAACTTATCTCCATCTAAATTACCCCAACCACCTAGAGCATCAGACTTAGCTATTAAGTCTTTACACTCACTATCAGATAATAGTTTTGTAACTAGCAAGTCTTGAGCTACTTCTTTATAGTCTAAATCTCTACTTGTCCTAGTAATAGGAGAGGATAGTTCTTTATACCCAAACTGTTCTGCTAAACTGTAGAAGAAGTCTTTCTCTGACTTACCTCCATTACCATGATATATACAGCCACAACAATTAGTTCTATCATTCCAGAGTTGACCGTTTACTATCTTTATATTTGTATCGTGGTTTTGGAATATGTATGCTTCGTAGTCTAATCCTACTTTGTTTGCATACTCTGTTTCTACTGTACCATCAATTAGTTTTAAGTATCTTGTTTGACAGTATAGTTGATCATCACCTTTAGAGTCTGTACTTGGTAAGTTAAGGAATTCATTTATTGCCCCTGCATACCCTATATACAATCCACTATTTAAATATCTGTAAGGTGTTCCATCATCTATCCAACTCTCTTTGTAGAAGTGATTATCTGTTATAGGCCAACACTCTTGTTCTGCACCAAACAATATATCTACATCAAAGTCTAAGAACCTTTGTACTATCGTCTCATAACCTTCAGTGAAGAAAGTATCATACCCATCGACAAATAAGACTATCTCATCTTTGGCTAAGTCTTTAACTAGGTTTTTTACTAGCTCTACTTTTCTTAGACCATCATATCCTTCCATCTCACTCTTCCAGCTGTCCCCTTTACCAAGGTTCACTAAATTAATTTGATGTTTGTCGCATGACTGTGATAGAGGCCACATCTTAGTTTCATCTGTAGCTACTGTTATTATGTTAATCTTACTAGAGTCTATCATCGGAGTATCTTCTTCCTCTATGGTACTTGGTCGGGTTGACCTTGGGATTTGAGTAACGACCTCTTCTTTGTAGAAGTAGTTATTTTTATGTTTTAGTTTCATAGGAACCCATTCATCAACAGGGATGATGTTATCCTTAAAGTCTTGTATCAACAGTCTTGCTGTATCTGGAGTAATTGCATAAGCATGGCAGTTATACCAATAACCCATATCGTTCCATCTGTAACCTAACCATACACTATCGTGGGAATTAAGAAGTCTATTTACCTTATCAGTATCTATACTATCGTAGACTGCATCCTCTTCCAGTATAATACCATTAGAGTTACTGTTTGCAATCTTCTCCCAGACCCTCATATGGCTCACTGAGCATCCAAACTCACCTTTAAGTATACTCCTACTGTGAATAGGGTCTAACCAGCCTGTACGGGGCTTACAGCCAGTCTCAGAGTATATATCACCCCAGTGTTTGTTACGAGCATCGTAAGCTGATCCGTGTAGTGATATTTGATATATTATCAATTCTCAATTACGTCCCAAGACCTAGTTTCTTCATTCCAATCATACCTATTGCCATCATCAGGGTATGCTGTAGGGGCTTCCCAGATACACGTTTCTTCATCTAACGTCCAACTATTGTAAGGCTGTGGTGCAATAAATGCATCTCTGATTGAATCGTATGTATAGCCTATACCAGCATAGTTTTTTCTTAAAGGTGTACCGCCGTTTGCATGAATTCCAGCGAAAGTGTTATAAGATGTTTTTATCCATTCCCCTGCGCTGTCATCCTCAAACGTATCAAAGAAATCAGCCTCTGCTACAATTACCTTATCGACTACTCCATCAATAACTTTTGCGTAGTGTGCCATATTAAGTTTCCTAATCTGTATAACGTATTACAACAATACCAGAGCCACCTGATACTGGACCTCTACCGATTGCGCCAGAACCGCCAGCACCACCACCAGTGTTAGTTGACCCCGCACTGGGTGAGCTGGTTTGACTACCACCATTGCCACCGCCTCCAAGGCCCCCAGACCCAGCACCAGCGTTGTTGTATCGACCACCGCCGCCGCCGCCGCCGTAGTACTGAGTTGATCCTGTCCGAAGTGAGTTGGACCCACCTGCGCCACCGTTTCCAGCGTCACCTGATACACCTGCTCCTGTAACGCCGCCACCGCCACCGCCGCCAGTACTAGCACCGCTACCGCCACTATTGCCCAAACCAGAAGTACCAGAACCAGCACCGCCACCGCCGTGACCACCGCCGCCGCCTGATGAACCTGATCCACCAGAGCCTTGCTTAGAGCCACCGCCTCCGCCACCAATAGCGCTGATAGAGAACACAGAGCTAGTGCCACCTTGCGATCCGTGACCGCCATTTGAGTAGCTTGGGCTACCCCCTCCACCTACGACTATAGAGTAGTTAGTGGATGAAGATACGCTGAAAGTGCCTGTTTTCATAGCACCGCCGCCACCACCGCCACTGCCGTCATAACCTCCGCCTCCGCCGCCGCCAACGATAAGATAACTTACTGTTTTGCTGAAGTATTGTGGGGTTGAAAATGTACCGCTACCAGTAAAAGTGTGTACCCTAAAGCCTGAGTATGTAGTTACCGTACCCCCAGTTGCTGGTTGGGCTGAAATGCCGCCAGTACCATCACCTACGTTTGCCCATGAGTTACTGTTAGTAGTTGCACTTACACAAACATAAGCCACACCAGATGAAGTGTTGAACCACAAATGTCCAACGCCAGAGGAAGGGTTTGTTACGGGGGTTGGGTTTGTTGTTGATACAGTAACGTCAGAAAGCTGTCCTATACTACCAGAGGCAATCTCACCCTTTTGTCCTTTTTGACCAGTACTACCAGTACCACCAGTAGAGCCTGTATTACCAGTTTGACCTTTTTGACCCTTCTGTCCTGTACCTCCAGTTGAGCCAGTAGAACCTGTTTGTCCCTTCTGACCTTTCTGTCCAGTAGATCCAGTTGAACCAGTACCGCCAGTAGATCCAGTTTGACCCTTCTGACCCTTCTGTCCAGTAGATCCAGTTGAGCCTGTACTACCAGTATTACCAGTATTACCTTGCGCTCCTACTTCACCCTTTTGTCCTTTTTGGCCTTGAGATCCAGTACTTCCAGTTGAGCCAGTATTACCCGTCTGTCCCTTCTGTCCCTTTTGTCCTTGCGAACCAGTACTACCAGTTGAGCCAGTTGAGCCTGTAGAACCCGTAGCTCCTACCTCACCCTTTTGTCCCTTTTGTCCAGTAGAGCCTGTACCACCAGATGCACCAACTTCACCCTTTTGGCCTTTCTGACCTTGGGAACCTGTAGATCCAGTATTACCAGCATTACCTTGAATACCTTGTGCGCCAACCTCGCCCTTCTGTCCCTTCTGACCAGTAGCTCCGTTAGATCCAGCACTACCTGTAGCTCCTGTAGCTCCTGTAGCCCCTACTTCGCCCTTCTGACCTTTCTGACCAGTAGAACCTGTATTACCTGTAACTCCAACTTCGCCTTTTTGACCTTTAGCTCCAGTCGATCCTGTATTACCAGTTACACCGACCTCACCCTTTTGTCCTTTAGCTCCAGCGGAACCAGCACTACCAGTTGCTCCAGTATTACCTTGAATACCTTGAGAACCAGTAGCTCCAACTTCACCTTTCTGTCCCTTCTGACCTTGAAGAGCAGTGGCAGTAACAGTAGCTTTTTTCCAAGTACCAGCAGAAGTATCATACGACACAATAAGGTCGTCAGATGCTGGAGATGCACTAGTAGATAGACCTGTCAATGCTGTAGGTAAAGCTGTGGCAGTAACATCTGCGTTAGCAGATACGTTATCTAGTTTAGACCCATCAGTAGAAACATTTCTACCGTCAACAGTACCTACGTTTACTACGTTTCTACTGTCGTCAATTACCTCAGTGCCGTTTATTTTTACTGCCATCTTCGTGTACTCACTATTAGCTTATGTTATATTGTTTGGTCAGTCTGTATGTCATTAGTCACAGACAATGTTCCGCTACTGTCGAGTTTGAATTTATTTGTTCCACTATAAGCAAAGAATAAAGATCCTCCGCTTTCAGTTATAGTCCAGTCACCAAAGTCTACTGTCGGAGTAAATAAAGTTCCTGTCATTGTTCCACCAGCTTTAGGCACTGCATTATCAGCAGTAGTACCTTGGGCGGCTGTAGCATAGTCTGTGCTATCAAATGCTTTAACTTGTGCAAGGTTAGTAACTTCACTATCCATTAAAGCACCAGCGGCTGTTACATTAGTTGTATCTGTTACATCTGCACCGTCTTCTACATTTATAGCAGTTAGAAGCGAACTCTTAGTTATAGAGCCTATTAATCCAACTACTGATTGTACTGCGTCTGTATTATCATGCTTAGACCAGTTGTTAGCATAAGTCGTAGTAGAAGCGTTATCTGTAGTAGCGACAATGTTATCGCCTACATGAAAGGCAACACTATCTACAGTACCTGCTACAGATACATAATAGAACCAACCAGTTTGTGCGCCCGATGGAAAACTACCAGCAGAAGCATCCCAGTCGCCTTTATATACCATACCATTAGCAAGAGCCGCAACTTCAGTTTCTATGTTATCTAGAGTAGCTCCGTCTGTCGCTATATCACGACCATCGACTGTACCTGATACAGTTACGTTTCCTGTTACTGAAATACCTGATGATGTTGTGGCTAGTTTGATTGAATTGTCGTGGTATAAGTCTACAGAGCTGTTAAGGTTAAATGTAGCCATTGTTTCTGAAGCTGACGCATTACTTATAAGAACACTGCTTGAACCTGCTAAATATAAATTACCCGTACCAGTATCTTGAACAAAGGAGTTACCACTATTATGATAAACCTGTAAATCTGAACCAGATCCGAATATGGCTTTTGAGTTGTCAGCGAAGGATAAATTACCGCTTGCATCCAAGAAAGATGCTTTAGAGGAAGGTTGAGTTACAAATACAAACTTCTCTCCAGCTGACCAACTAACAGCATTACCACTGTTAGAAGATGATAGTATTGTTGTACGTGCTAAAGTTGTTCCAGAAGCAGTGTACGTCCCAATACCAACTTCCCAGTCCCCACCATCAGTAACAGTATAGTAAGTAGTATTACCATTACCTATAGTGGAAAACGATTGAAAACCAACTTCAGCACCTGCTAATGTGTAAGTCCCAGTACCAGTTGTAGTAGTTGTTTCTTTTACACGATCTTTAATAACAAGTGCCATAGTTTATTCCTTAAGATGGATCAGGGATACCAATATCAAATGAAGCCAATGTAAATGTGTTACCACTTGTAACTGACTGTGATGCTGTAAGAGCCGCTGTAGCTAACAAACGTGAGTTGTTAGTATCTACTAGAGCGTAGTGAGTAACTGTTCCTGTACCTGTAATCGAACCATCTGAGATAGCTGATACTGTGACTTTACGTCCACCACCAGTACGATCCGAAGGAGCCGCGATGGAAAGTGAGGTAGAGTTACCTAGTGTTAATGTAGATGTAGCCGCCGTATAAGTTGTAGCTTCTGCTGAAGTTACGTGGACTACGTTTGCTTCTGTGTCTAATGTAGTCAAACCATTATCAAACACTCTGTCATTTAGAAATGCCATTATTCTTCTTCCTGTTCTTCAAGAGCTTCTTGCTCTTCTGTTTCTGTTTCCCTATCGGGGTCATAATTTAGGTCTGCTATATCCATAAGGTTTTGTATAACCTCTGGGTGATCACTAACGCTAATATCTGCGCCGTTAAGGTTACGCAAGAACCCTGCAATCTCACGTAGGTCGTGAGGTGCGACATCGCCAGCTTCAATAGTCGGCATCAACGAATAGTCCAGACCGTTCAACTCCCATAGTCTCTCGACTAGTTGCTTATTGAGGACATCGACAATTTGCTGGATGTAACTCTCAAGTGCGCGGAGGAACAAGTCTGTCTTGCTCTTCGACAAAGCGTATGAACCGCCTTGACTACCAAGCATTAGGAACTCTGATAAGACACTCCTAGCGATATCGTGTTGATACCTCTTTACTATGGGGTCAATGTCGATGTTCCTAGAACCACTTGAAGACATAAGTTCCACGTCAACTAACCTGATATTAGTAGGACTTCCATCCTTATCAGGGTAAGTATCTGAAGGAGTAATTATGTAACCTTGTTCATTAAACTTAACGTCACGTAGTATTTGCTCAAGATTAGACTTAAACTGTACTTGTGATGATGTAGCATCTGGGGATAGGTACTCCGAAGGAATACGAGCTACTGGAATACCTGCTAACTCTCGCTCTACAGCAATCGCTTCAATAGCTTGAAGGTTATTAAGGTACTCATAAGAAGTATATGCATTACGCAAGATAGAACGACCACTAGGATCTCCATTAAGACTAGTAGTACGGTAGTACAAGCTCTTACGAGAAGGTATATAATGTTTAGTAGTACCTGCATAACCGCCATCCTGATAAACACCTTGTATATCACCAGTCTTATTGTCTACATCAAACCTAGATACTGTCCAAGGTGCGCGCATTGCTATCTTACGTACACCCATTCTACCGTCAGTATACTTAGATCTCTTCTTATCATTTGATTGAGTAGGACCAACTCTACGTTTATATACTACTTCGAACCATGCAAAGCCATACGACAGACAAGATAGAGCTTCAGCTATGTGATCGTCTAGCGTATGATCCATATCACACAAAACACTCTCAACAAAGTCAGCTTCGCGTTTAGCTTCCTCAGAATCGTCACAAGGACAAACTTTTAAGTCTACATCGCGCAAAACCTGTTCCGTAGCGTACATAACTGCACCAATAGTGCTATCATTATCACGCATTTCACGGTACTTTCGTATCGCTTTTTTGCCTCTAAGTTCTGGTAGAAACTCATCGGAACGTATCTGACCGTTAATTGTATTTTCACCAGAGACACCTAGTATCGCTGTCGATTCCGTCTGTGAGAGTTTCTTTACCATTTTACTTTAAGCCTTTAGCGTTAGAATATGCCAGAACTAGCTGTGGTTTTGCATATCCGTTAAGTGATAGATCCGTTATAGCCCATACCATAGCATCAAGACGGTCTGGTGAGCCTGTGGACCCTAAAGGTTCCCACTGTACCATCTGATCCTCTAAATCATTCAATCCTTTGACGTGTTTGACTTTACCTTGCTCATATAAAGCAGAGACAGGTTCAGCACGAGCCATTTTGCCTCTACTTGCGTGTACAAGTTTGACTGGCACGTTTTCGTCTTCTGTGTGCAGAGTGTGACGCACCATATCTCCACCTTGGTTCTTCTCCGCTACTATGCGGTCAGCCATGTGTTTACGATATAACTCAATGGCTTTAGATGCCCATTGTTGCGGTGTGTAACGATCAGTGTGATCTTCTAATACGTAGGCTACTCCATTAACATCTATGCCAGCGACAACTATACCAGTCATATCACTATCAGTATTCGCCGTGACCGCAGGGTCGATGGAAATTATGATACGTGCTAACTGAGGAACTTCGTCCTTGTCTATCTCACATGAATGTAGGAGTTTCCTATTCCAAAGCGCACCTGACGCTTCGTCTAATATCTCTGCGTATAATTCTTGCCTACCAAGACGTGTGCCTTCGTAAGTCTTCTTAATTGCATCTAAGAAAGTACCTGCTAAGTTAGCCGCATTATCAAATGTGCTACCCTTACTGATGTATGTCTTATCATCAGCAATTATACCTCTTAGTAGTTTTGTTGTTTTGGGGGTTGTTGTTACAAAGACTTGTGGCTTACGTCCTAGACGTAGACCGAACATCATCATGTCCCAAGTCTCTTGTGCATTGCGCCAAGCGCAAAGTTCGTCAGTCCAAGCACTGTATGCCTGTGGACCACGTAATCGTTCTGGATCTTCAGCAGAGAAGAAAACAGCCTTAGCTCCATTCTCCCATGTTAGTGTACTATTAGTTGGCGACCAAATAGGGAAACCTATATTCTTTCCTCTATATGTTTTATCACCTTTCCAGCAGACATTCAGAAGTCCACTGTCTCCTTCAACCATAACTCTTCTTACATCACCTTTAGTTGGTGCGACACAATGAACAATCTTGTCACCCTTCTTAATTCGATGTCTTACCCATTCTGCTCCAGCACGAGTTTTACCCCATCCTCGACCAGCTAATGCTATCCATGTAGTCCAGTCACCTTTCGGTTCTAACTGGTCAGGTCTAGCCCAGAAGTTCCAATCATACCTAAGCTCGTCAGCCTTTGCTGGACCAATCTCTTTTAGTATTCTATGGACTTCTGCATCGGGTAATGCTCTTAAGTCATCAGCTGTTATTTTCATCGGGAGTTATATTCTTTCCTAGTAGCGACATAACGCTATCTACTGCGGCTAGATCCTCATCTGGATCTGCTTCTTGCTCTACTTCATTCACAG